TTACAAGAAACAATTGTGGGGCTAACTGCTATGGAAATGGAACTGTGAATTATGCATCTCCTACTCAGTACGCTTCTGCTACTTCTACAACAACTTGTAGCGATGCAGTATCTGCTGCTTCATCGGCTGCTTATAATGCCGCAGTAGCAAACGTAAATGCTAATGGACAGAACTATGCTAACGCTAATGGGACTTGTTGTTGTTATGTTGCAGACCCTACTTGCGATGGATGTAATTATTTAGGTAACAGAGAAAGAAATACTTGTGATGGTTCTTATAGAAATACTGCACCAACTCAATCTAGTTCTTGTGGATGTAATCAAAATTGTCAAGGTACTTATTATACTGATTACTATTGCGACAATCGGGATAAGGTTTATGTGCAAAAATATAACTGTAATGGCTCTCCTACAGGAGCGACAAATAGAGTTAACTGTGCTTGCGATGCAGGCTCACAAGAACTTGCGTCTCAAGGCTATTATACTTGTGTGGGCTGTACAACATTTGAAGTATTTAGAGATGGAAATAGATGCTCAGGTACTTATAATCAATACTTTGTTAACGGAGGTAGTGTAGGTGGTTCTGCTCCATCAAACGGAAGTTGCAATACAGGCAGTAACTACAACTATTACAGAGGTGTTAGATGTTACGGAGGCACAAATTATAATGTATACGAAGATACAAATGGTTGTGGTAGCGGAGACCAATATCAATACAGAAATGGAGCGGATGAAGTCCAGTTTACATCTAATGATTTCGGAGGAGACCCTTGTACATTTTATGCTTACAGAAGTGGTAGTTTTACAAGAAACAATTGCGGTAGCGGGTATAATGGAGGGGTAGTAACATATTCAAATACTTACTCATATACAGGTATTCTTAACCAATCGGGAGCTGACGCAACTGCTAACTCAAACTTCCCTAATGATGGACAGAACTATGCTAACTCGGCAGGCTCTTGTACGGCTATTCAGGTATGTAAGGTGTACGACATTATTGCCTACGACTACGGATACTACGTTGATGGATACTACACCTACTGTAATGGGGGAATAGGATACTTTAGTTTCTACGCTTACTCTTCGGGTAGTATTGGGCAGACTCCTTGTGTTAATGCAAGCTCTGTTTACATAACTAATTATGGTAATGGTGCAGCAGTTCAAGAATCATACAGTTGTTAATATTATTGTTTTTATTCTTATATTTGCATAATAAAATAGTTTATATTTGCACAACCAAACAAAAGAGAGATGAATAAATTTCTAATGATTGCAAAGGCTTGGGGTATAGCCGTTTTTCATACAGATGAACAGAAAGAATTAGCTGACAAGCGTTCTGCGGTTTGTTCTATTTGCCCATCACTACAAGAAGTTGACGTAAAGAATATGACAGGTGGTTTAGTTAATAACTATTTCTTATGTGGTAGCTGCGGTTGCCCTCTACAAGGTAAGATATATACACCTATAGATAGTCCTAAAGAACAGAAGTGCCCGTTAGAAAAATGGGAGAATTAATATTATATTTGTAAAATTTTAAATCAAACAGAATGGAAAAGATTAAATTGTCATTAGCAGAACTGCTAACATTAGAAGCCGAGTTAAATGGCTATGTAAATCCTCAATCAGGAGAACAAATTTTATCAGGATTTCTTAAAGAGAAATTGAACTTAGCTACTAAGTATTGGCTAACAAAGTTATCTGATAAGTTAACTTCTAAGAAAAAGACTATTGAGGTATTGCGTGACGAACTTATCAAGAAGTTTGGCGAAGAGAAGAATGGTAGCATCGGAATTGAAACATTCTTAGACGAAGAGAAGACAAAGGTTAATCCTAAGTTTATTGAGTTCCAAGACGAATGGGCTAAGTTATTATCTGAAGAAGAAGAGATTGAGTACAATCCTTTGACTGTAGCTGACTTAGAAAAAATTGATTCTGAAGGTAATTACAATTTAGTATTCAAATTAGTTAAGGAAGACTTAGCTAAAGATAATGACTGATAACCAATTAATTTGGGTTGCTATAATATGGGGGGCGGTATGCGTAAGTTTTATCGCCTTCCTAGTATATAATATTTGTAGATTCCAAAAAGATTGGGAGATTACCTATAAAAAGATTTTGAGATAGGATTAAAGTGGTTTATCTTTGTAACATAACTTACAAGATAAATGAACAATAGTAGCCCTGAAACAGGAATAATAAACGTAGCTCTTAGTTTAATTAGTGCCGCAGTTTCTTTAGCAAGTATTCAAAGTTTTGTAGGAATTATAGCAGGAGTAGTTGCAATTATATCAGGTTCATTTGCTATTAGATACTATTATTATAAAACAGAAGAAGTTATTAAGACTAAGAAAGATGTTGACTGAATTCTTTAAGGATGAAAAGGGTAACTACTCACACACAAGACTCATATCTATTATTGGGTCTTTTATTGTTTTAGGGCTATTGCTATTTTATCCAACCAATGACGGTCTACAGAACATTGTGTTAGGTATATTAGCCGCATCATTAACAAACGCTACGGTATCAAAGTTTGCAAATAGAAGACAAAGAAAAGCAGATAATCCAGATGGAGAGAATTACTAATATTAGTACTAACGGGCTAACCGTATTAAAGCACCTAGAAGGATTTAGGGCAAAGCCTTATTTAGATGGTGCAGGAATTGCCACAATTGGCTATGGTTCTACATACTACAAAGATGGGAAAAGAGTTCACTTGGCAGACGCTCCTATTGGAGAATACGAGGCATCTTGTTTATTAGATGACTTATTAGTTCACTTTGAAAGAAGCGTAGACGCTTACACAAGAGATGACATTACTCAGAATCAGTTTGATTCCTTGGTGTTGTTCTCATATAATTGTGGGGCAAATGCTTTTAAAAACTCTACGTTATTGAAATGCGTTAACGAATATAAGTCTGACGATGAGATAAAGACTCAGTTTATGAGATGGACTAAGGTTAACGGAGTTGTTAACGTAGGACTAAGAAATAGAAGAATAGCAGAAATTAATTTATACTTCAAGGAATAAACTATTAAAATATGACAAATTATGGAAAATAAACGTGCCAAATTCGGAAGTTTACCGATTTACTTATTATTATTTATGGTATTCCTTGGTTCTTGTAAGCCAAGTAAAGTAGTAACAGTTGTATCCGAAAAGATACGCATTGATACGATTGTAAACGAAAAGACTATTGTCAAGTTTCACGCAGTACACGACACGCTAACAATAGACAATCCTTGCGATTCTGCTGGCATCTTAACGACTTTCTATAGCAAGATAACGCTACCACAAGGAAAGATAATTATAAGGTCTTACAAGGGCAAGATTCAAGCCACCGTAAACATCGACTCTATAAGGAATGTTTATGAGAATAAGTATCGTTATAAGGAAACTTCTGATGTTAAAGCGTCTGAAAAAATTGTGACAAAAGTAACGTATCCTACTTGGCTTTGGATGTCGTTTATATTTGAAACTTTAATCATTTTGGGTTATATTTACTTCAGAATATTTTATCCTACAACTAATGGCAAAGGCTTTAAACGTTACAGTATTTAGGATTAAAACTAAGAAAAAGAACAAGGGTGTCCACGCAAAGACAAAGACATCCTCATCAAAGGGTTCAAAAAATTACATCAAACTTTATAAAGGACAAGGGAAATAATGGAATTCGGAGACAACAATTATAATATCTATACAGAAAAAGACCTGCACGAAATAAAAAGAATTTCAATGCTTGGTAGTAAGCTAGAGATATTATTAGAATCATTGGACGCCATTCAGGTTCTAAATGAAGCGAAGTTTGATATAGAAGAGAAAATCGTTGTAAAGCTCTCGAAGTTAATAGATTTAGTATAATATTTTTTTGTTTAAGTTTATTTCGCAATCCCTTGATTCTATGAGTTGGGGGATTGTCGTATATAATAAAAAATCATTAACTTTGGTCTAAATTAAAAGAATAATAATATGGCAGTTTCAATCGAAGAGGCACATAAGTTTATTAGAAGCATTCTAAAAAAGAATAAGGCTGGATTCGTGTCTCCGTCAGATATAGACTTGTACCTAAACAGAGCTGTTTCCGATTGGATTTCAGCTATTGTTTTTAAGTATAAAAAGACAAAGAAATTTGACTACGACCACTTACTGACTAAGAGAACCTCTTTTTCAGTAGGCTCTTCAACGGGTACACAAAACTTGCCTGCTGACTACTTAGAAGGATTGACTATTTATTTAACAGTTAGTGGAAACTTAGTCGAAGGGACATTATACAATTGGGATGAGTTCTTAGAGGTAACAAACTCTAAGATAATAACCCCATCTACTTCATATCCTGCGGCAACCATTTTTATGGATAGTGCAAATGCTGCTAAGATTCAGTTTGCCCCTGTTCCCGTTTCGGCAACTTTGGATTACACACTTGTGTATGTAAAGAAGCCTACTACGGCAGTTTTCAATTTTACTACATCTAATGGCAATATAACATACGCTGGGGGAGGTTCTGTAGATTTAGATATCTCAGATAGATTCTTAGGAGACATCTACGCAAGAACATTAATGTACTTGGGAGTAACTTTGGACAGCCCTATACTTCTTCAGACAGAACAAATAAAAGATGCTAACCAGTCAAATGACGAACGATAATGGCAAATACAAAAGCAATTCTGAGTGAACAAATTCAACGAATCTATGCTCGTTTTCTTGACAAAGATAACCCCTCAGATGTTATAAGCATCCCTGAGGTAATGCTTCTTGTAAGTCAAGCTATTAACAAGATATTGAAGCTTGAAGTAGCTGAGTCATTTAAGGCAGGGTTGGTAGATATACCTAAGTGTAGTCTTATTCAATATACTGCATCTGTAACTGCCGACGCACCTAACAACCGTTCTTCTATAACACTCCCTGTTATCCCATTAACATTGCCATTAGATATGGGTATATGGAGTATCTCTGCATCTAATGCGGCAATGACTCCTTATATCCCTATTCCTGCACAAGATGTGTTGGTATTTCAAGGAGCTAACCTAAAGTTCTTAGAGGGACAAATTGGATACTACGTTCAAGGTAAGAAGGTTTTCTTTACAAAAGATATTACATTAGCAGGAAACGGTTCAATAAGTTCTGTTATAATTAACATACTAGCATCCGACTTTTCTCAGTTTGCGGACAATGATATGCTACCTATATCTCCTGAGGTAGAGTCTGCTGTAATTACAGAAGTATTAAATATAATTAGCGGAGGTAGAGTCTCACAAGCAGAACTAGCTAGTCAACAACAAGCTCAATAGATATGAAAACTAAGTCTATAAATATAATTGTTAGAGATGCGTTGTTAGACAACGGGCTTCCATTACATTACTATACAAGGTACTTACACCACGCATTAAGGATTACAGACGAGTTGTCTATGGACTTTAATTTAGGCAACATAAAAGTAGTTGAGTTAGATGTAACGTCTTACCAAAGAGCTGTCTTACCTAATGACTTTATTGACTTTATCGACATCTCGGCTAAACACGGCGAGAGATTACTTCCAATGGAAAGAGAACGTACTTTAAATAAGAAGTACAACTACGATTCAGCTGGCAATAGGATTCCTTATGAGTCTAGCCTTAGCATAAACTATGACGCGGAAATAAACTACAACTTAATCTCAGGTTCTAATAATATGAACACTAGGGGTGAACTTGTAGGAAGGTACTACGGTAGGGCAAGAGCACCTAAGTTAACCTATGACATAGACGAAACTAACCAAGAGATTGTGTTTAGTAACGGAATGATACTAACTAAGGTTACGTTAACATATATGACCTCAGCGGTGTCTAGCTCTACAGCTAACGTTGTCACTCCGTATGCTACAGATGTAATTACAAAGTACATACAAATGATGGCAGTTAAGGTAGAAGGAACTACGTTAGGCAAGTATCAGCTAGCTAAACAAGAATACGACAATGCTCGTAGAATATTTAGGTCTAGGATGAATGCTACAGACTTTGCAGAAGTACTTGGTTCAATAAGAAACGGAATTGTTGGTAGTCTTAAAAACTAACACTTAATATTTAAGAGATGACTAAAATAAGTCTAAGAGC